ATGGGAATTTAAGGTAGTTACAGAAAAAGAGTTAGGAATATGAGTCGCATCGACCCCATCATGAAAAATCTAATCGGTAACGAAAATCCCGATGATTTAGCAACAGATATTTTAGAAGTATTAACTGAAGGAAGTAGTGTCCCACAGGCAGGAAACTTTTATGTGTTTGTATATCGTGCAAAAACACCAGGTATAAGATATGATTTACATCCACTAGTCGCAGTGACTGATGTATTTCAATGGGGATTCAAAGGTCTTAACTTTCACTGGGGTGAAATGAGACAATATACCTTTGCTGAAATAGTTGGAGGACTTTATGAAGTTGACGAAATGGAGTTAAGAGACTTACGAACAATACCGTTTGGTAGAATCATACTAAATAGTTGAACAATATAAAAAAAGGTCGATATATGGGGTTTTTTAAGGGTTTTTCTTCTGGTTCTACAATGTTTCCTTCACAGATGCCAGCATCTAAAAGTAACGGAACTTATACACCAGAACTAGAAAACACTAATAAAAATAATAATGATAAAACAGCTGATAATGGTAAGAAAAATGGGAAAAAGAGTATACCAAGACATTTTTCTCACCCGACTGGACCAAAAAATATATTATCATATCCACTTGCAATAGGTCCTGATGAAAGCAATGGATCAAGATTATTAATTAAATGTTTTGAATATGTTCCACCAAAGACAACTTTTGGTTATGATAAAGCTGCAAAATTTGCAAAACAAGATGGAACAAATTATGATAATCGTATTTTTGACAAAGGTGAACAGTTAGGTAAGATAGTAAATGGAGAATTTGTTGCAGATCAATTTGCTGTAAATATGAAGTTAGTGAATGAGGGAGCAAGCACAGGGATGGCAAATAAAAAAAGTTTATATTATATTGAATTGCCTGTGCCTCAAGATGTAAATGATCAAAATAGTGTGACTTGGGGTGATAATTCTATGAATATTTTACAATTAGCAGGAATAGCTGCTGTTACTGAAACTATAAAAAATCCTAAAAAAACAATTGAAAACTTTAGAGAATTCTTTACTCAGGGTGCTCTCTCTGAACTTGGAGAAGGTTTAGGTATGCAAAAAAATGCGATTGCTGCTGCAGTTGCAGGAAGAGCAATTGACCCACAAGGTAGAAATATAAATGCCAATGCTGTTATTGGAAGAACTACTGGACAAATTTTAAATAATAATCTAGAATTATTATTTGATAGTGTTAATTTAAGATCCTTTCCATTCAGTATTACATTTTCACCAAGAAATGAACTTGAATCGAGAAGAGTCATACATATAATACGTGCTTTAAAAAGTTCGATGGCTGCAAAGAACGGAACACAACCAGGTGAAACAGGTCAAGGTGGAATATTTTTAAAAGCACCTGATGTCTTTCATTTAAGATATTTACATAATGGAAAGGATCATCCATTTTTAAATAGTTTTAAACACTGTGCTTTAACTGCAATGTCAGTTAACTACACAAATGCGGGTACATTTGCATCATATGGTGATGGTACTCCTGTTAGCATACAATTAAATATGACATTTAAAGAACTCAATCCAATTTATAATGAAGATTATAGGAAATTTGAAGAAAATGATAACCTAGGAGTTGGATATTAATGGCGACATTTGATTTTCCAGATTCCCCCACTCTTAACCAAACTTATACATTTGCTGGAGTCACTTGGAAGTGGAATGGTAATGTTTGGAAAAAGCAAGCAGAATTAGGAGCTACAGGACAAAAAGGTAATAAAGGTGATGAAGGTGATAAAGGTGATAAGGGACAAAAAGGTCAAAAAGGTATAGATGGTGCATTTGCTGGAAAGGGTCAAAAAGGTCAAAAAGGTGAGAGAGGGGATGTAGAACAGGCAGGTAATAAGGGTCAGAAAGGTACAACAGGTACTTCGGTCAAAGGTTCTAAAGGTGCAACAGGTACTTCAGTCAAAGGTTCTAAAGGTGCACCAGGTACTAATACCTCAAATACATTTCTTACTTTAACAGATACACCATCATCATATAGTGGGCAGACAGGTAAAACTGTTAAGGTTAATAGTTCAGGAAACGGATTAGAATTTACAGATTTAGGTTCAGGGGTTACTGGTACTATTCCAAGTGGTGGTATCATATTATGGTCTGGTTCATCGTCTTCGATTCCAACAGGTTGGGTACTATGTAACGGATCGAACGGAACACCTAATCTAACAAATAGATTTGTTATTGGTGCTGGTAGTGGTTATGGTGTTGGTGGTACAGGTGGTTCTGCTGATGCAACTCTGGTTTCTCACAGTCATACTACAGATAGTATTATTGAAATGAATAATACTAATGGAAAAAGTTTAACAGGTGCTATTGTAAAAATATCAGAGGGTTTCAACCGTGAAGGAACTGCAACAGGTGTGTTCACAAAAACCAATGACGGAAATAATTCCGTAACAGGAAGTTTATCAACTAGTCCTGTAAGTGGTGTTACTATGGATGCTAATCACCGTCATGGAATGACTTCTGCTGGTACATCTGGAACAAATGCGAACTTACCTCCATATTATGCACTTTGCTATATCATGAAAACTTGATAAATAAAAAATATTAGATAGATGAAAAAATAAATGGCATATTTTAATAATTTACCAAATATATTATATCAGTCTCCATTACCAGATAAAGCTTCAACTGGTGATATGATAGAAATTAAGAATATATTTCGTGGTTCAAAATTATTTGATTATCTAAAAGATAATGTTTCACTATTCAATAAGTATGTAATAGAAGATGGAGATAGACCAGATACGGTTGCAGAGGAAGTTTATGGTAGTTCAAGATATGATTACGTTGTGATATTAACAGCAGGTATTACTAATATAACAAATGAATGGCCTCTTCAAGATTATCAAATGTATGATTTGGCACTAAGTAAATATGGATCTGAAACAAAGATGAATGAAATACACCATTATGAAACACGAGAAATTAAAGATAGTAATGGTCGTCAAATATTGCCCCCTAATCTAATAGTTGATGAATCATTTAAAATTGATGGAAGTTCACTTCGATTTGGTAATAATAAATTTATGTTAATTTCAGGAGAAGCACATAAACAACTTGATGATAAAAACGAATATACAATATCAGATAATATAGCTGTACCAGTTACAAATTATCAATTTGAAATAAGAAAAAATGAAGAAAGAAGAAATATTGACTTATTAAGACCTTCATATTTACAAAATTTTATTAATGATTTAAAAGATGTGGTAAGATATAGTAAGAGTTCTAATTACATAACAAGTTCATTAGCAACAACTGAAATAACTAATTTAACCACATAAAAAAGGGGGTCGTTTGACCCCCATACAATTATTCTTCCGCTAGTTTTTGGAAGTACGATAATGCATCGTCATCATCTTCATTTACAGAAGATGGAGTTGTTGATACAGCAGCGGTAACTAATTCCTCTGCAGCACCACGGTCATTATCTTCATCAGCGACTTCATATGATGGAGTTGCTGTCTTCTTGTTGCCAAGAACATAATCTAAACGTGTTTTCAACTCTTCGTAAGTTTTGAACTGGTCGTTCGCAACAAGTTCAGCAAGAGAGAATTGCTTTTTCCATAATGACTCAAGAGCGTCATCATCATCAAGAAGTGGGCTAACAGCAGCAAACTCAGAACTGTCGTAATTCCTATAACCTGCAACATTTTTTGCTTTTAACTTAAAGTTTGCACCTTGCCAGAAATCGAATGGATCGATTGCTTCTTCATCCTCAAACTCAGGTTGCATTGCTGCAGTAAGTTTATCAAAGATTTTCTTACCATACTTGAATAAGAATACTCTGCCTTCGTTCTCAGGATTTGCAGGGTCTTTTACTACATAGATGTTTGATACATATGTCAACTTACGCTTCTGCTTTCTTGCAGTTTCTTTCCCAAGATCAGTGCCATTATTCCAGAGTAAAGAATTGTACTCAGAAACAGGGTCTTTCTGTCCTAGTGTGGTAAGAGAGTTCTCTATATACCATCCACCAGGTCCTTGGAATGC